GACATAGCTACTATAGTAAAGCTTGCTCTCGACGAATCTCTTAGCCCCTCTATCTGTCCTAAGTGTAACGGTAGGAAGGAGCTTGTAGTATTTGATAGTATATATAAATGTGATGTATGTTTAGGTGTTGGAACTAGGTCAATGAGCGATAGGTCTAGAGCAAGGTACATATACGGTACTGATGACCATCATAATACTATATTAAATAGATTCCAAAGAACTGTTAAATATAATTATTTTAATACTCTTATATCTACTATACAAGAATGGGAGATGGAATTNCATAGAGCNTTCAAGAGGATGAGATGAAGTCAAGAAAATACTTAAAGTGGGTAGCCGAACAGCCATGTATATATTGTGGTCGAGATTCTCAAGCCCACCACCTAAGAGTTATGGCGCTTGGTTCTGGTATGGGAAAGAAAGTACCAGATTACTTTACATTACCAGTGTGCTATGAACACCATGCTGAATGTCACAGTGGTGTTATAGACAAGGAGACTCAAATGAGATGGTGCTTACAGACTATAGATAAGGCAATAAAGTGTGGTATAATAGAAGGTAACTTTTAATGGGTGTCATAGTGAGAAATAAAAAGTTTAAGATAGATAGTCTAGAATCTAAGAGCGATTGTTCAAGATATATAGATTCTTTAGACTTGACAAGTGGTAAGGTAGAGGTTATAGTTAGGCCTTACAGTAACAAGAACCAGAGGTCGATAGACCAGAACAATAGGTACTGGCATATGATAAGGCAGGCATCTAATGAATCTGGCTACACCGTAAATGAACTACATACTATAATGATCATGGAAGTTTTAGGTATGCAGGAAGTCACGAGCCTTAAAGGAGAGACGCGTGAGGTTCCTATACAAACCTCAAGCTTGACCGTTGCACAGTTTGGAGAGTACATGGATCAAGTAGAATCTGTTTTAATAACCGCTGGTATATATTACCCGCAACCGGAGATATAATATGTCTGACTATAAGATGGAGTATCTTCCAAATGAAGATGAACAGAGGCAGCAGATGACGTTGGAAGAAGAGGAGCAGTATAAGAAAGAGTACGAAGAATGGTTAGATAAATTTGAAAAGGAGAAAAAAGATGAGCCAAAGCGTTAAAGACATAGAGTTACAGCTTAAGAAACCATTCCCTGTTTCTAAAATTAAGTGGAGAAAAGGTGGTGGCAGTCTTGACTTGGCATATATACAAGCGAGAGATGTAATGGACAGATTGGATGCTGTGTTTGGTATATCCGGATGGCAAGTAGGCTACGAATTCATAGGTGAAAGAATGATATGTAGTCTAGCTTGTAGGATAGGAGACGATTGGATTACTAAAGCAGATGGAGCAGACGATACTAAAATTGAAGGAGCGAAAGGAGGAATAAGTGATTCACTTAAGAGGGCTGCTGTATTATGGGGCATAGGAAGATACTTGTATCACCCCAAGGCATTTGATAAGGATAGAAATGCTGCAACCTGGGCCACGCCAGAAGGGTTTGATGAGTTGATGAGGGCGAAAGCATCAGTAACTAAGCTACATAAAGAGGAGAAAGATGATGCACTGGTATGATTGGAAGGGAGAGCCACAGCATTTCATTAAAGGCAAGAATGGAAAGCTTAGGGCATCCACGCTTAGGGACGCAAGAAAGCATGGGTGGTATCCATCAGTAACATCTGTATTAGATGTGTTGGCCAAGCCAGGGCTTGACCAATGGAAGATTAATAAGGCAATAGATGCAGCTATCAATACTTCTAGATTAATGAAAGAGACAGACAGTGAGTACATTAAGAGGATACTCGTCAGCTCTCGCAAAGAAACAGAGGAAGCAGCAGAAAGAGGAACTCGTATACACGGTATGCTAGAGAAAGCATTCAAAGAAATCGAGGAACCTACAGGAGATGACGCATCTATATTTAATTCAGTAAAATCATTACTTGATATAAATTGTGGAGAACAGAACTGGGAATCAGAGGTTACCTTTTGCAATACCAAAAAAGGATACGGTGGAATGATAGACCTGGACTCTGATGAATGGGTGATAGACTTTAAGACAAAGGAGTTTGGCGCTGATCATAAACAATTAGCATACGACTCTATGGCTTATCAACTATCAGCATATGCAATAGAAGAAGGCACTGAACATAGCCACAAAAGGATGGCTAACATTTTTATTAGCGCAACCAACCCTGGTTTAACAGTGTTCTATGAGTGGGAAAAAGGTGAGGACTATGACAGGTATGCTGAGATATTTGATTCAGCGCTAGCCCTTTGGAAAAATGTTAAGAAGTATTGGCCGGAGAAACAAAATGAAAGGAATTAATAAGGCAATCATACTCGGTTATGTATGGAAGGATCCAACTATTCGCTCCACTAAGAATGGTAATAAGATTGCTCAAGTGGACATGGTAACAGAGTCCGGGTATGGGGAGTATAAAAAATCCGATTGGCATAAGGTAATCTTCTACGGTAAGCAAGCTGATGTAGTAGATTCTTATGTTAGCAAAGGTACTAACCTGTATGTAGAGGGGTCTATTGATTATAGAAAGTATACAGGTAAGGATGGTATTGAAAAATATACTACAGATATTAAAGGACAGATGCTTCAAATGATTAATAGTCCTGAAGCATATAAAGAAGTAGAAACTGCACCGGAATACAAGAGGGAGGTATCGCCTGGAGAAAGAAAAGTAATGAAGGAAATAGCTGATCAGGTAACAGCTGATGACATACCTTTCTAAGGGAGAACCAGAAGACGAGAGAATATATTTTCTAGCTAGATATTTGTGGAATAAAAAACACGAGTTATCTTCTAAAGGATTACTATGGAGCAAGGTGTTTTCAAATCAAACTGGAACCACACTGGAAGAGTACATGATTTACGCGCAAACCAACAACTTAAAAGAGAGGTACATTAATGATAAAGAAGTATGATATATCTTCAGAGGTAGAGATAGAACTAACGGAAGATTGCTATGCTATTCCAAATAGGGCAACCCAAATGGCAGTAGGGTATGATCTGTTTGCTACCGAAGACACAGTAATAAGGCCGCTGGATAAAGTCCTTATTGGAACTGGCATAAAACTAAAGATGCCAGAGGGAACAGAAGGACAGATAAGATCTAGAAGTGGGCTCGCTAATAAATATGGGGTGTTTGTTCTTAACTCCCCAGGAACTATTGATCCAGACTATAGGGGAGAAGTTAAAGTTCTTCTTTGTAATATTAATCCGCTACCGTTTGATGTATCTAGAGGAGATAGAATAGCTCAATTAATTTTCAGTGAGTACATAACTCCAAAATTAAACGCTGTCTCTATTTCGCACAATAAAAGAGGGGAAGGAGGATTTGGTAGTACAGGGATTAGAGACGAGGATATGAAAAACGCAGATGAACTTCTTAGTGAGATAATGCAATGAGCGAATTTAATACAGAACTAGGGGCAACAACATTTAAAAATAAATATGCATCTAATACCTTTGAAACATGGAGGGATAGAGCGCACACTATTGTTGACGATGTATGTGGAACACGCAATGGAAGAGACATGCCAATCATGTCGAAGTCAGATAGAGATTATCTTATAAAAATTATAACAGAATTAAAATTTCTACCCGGAGGCAGGTATATATACTATGCAGGGAGAGATGCAAGCTTCTGGAATAATTGCTATCTACTTAGACTGATGGAGGATTCAAGAGAAGAATGGTCAGCGGTAACGCAAAGAGCTATGTCATGTCTAATGACGGGAGGAGGTATTGGCATAGACGTAAGCGTTGCACGTCCCAGCGGGAGACCGTTAAGAAGAACAGGTGGTGTTGCTTCAGGGCCATTGCCTCTTTTAAACGTCATCAATGAGGTTGGTCGCAACGTTATGCAAGGAGGATCAAGAAGGTCAGCAATGTATGGGTCTTTAAATTGGCAACATGAAGACGCTACAGACTTTCTTAAAATTAAAAACTGGCACCATCATAGCATCCCAGGAACACAAGCATCCTTAGCTGATGCTAAAAGAGCAGACTTCAATCACCCTGCTCCGCTTGATATGATGAACATCTCTTTAAATTATGACGATGAATTCCTCAAGGAAGTAGGCGAAGGAAGAATGCCTGACATATTTATAGAGAACTGTAAGCAGGCTATGATGACAGGAGAGCCAGGGTTTAGCTTTAACTTTGGNGAGAAGCAAGATGAAACATTACGCAACGCCTGCACAGAAATAACATCGAGCGATGACAGCGACGTGTGTAATTTAGGAAGCCTCAACATGGGTAGGATAGAAACAATAGAAGAGTTTAAAGACGTAGTAAACGTAGCTTCTAAGTTTCTAGTTTGTGGAACAATAAGAGCGCATCTACCTTATCAGAAAGTAGAAGAGGTGAGGCAAAAGAACAGGCGTTTAGGCCTTGGTCTAATGGGTATGCATGAATGGTTACTTAAAAGTAACTATAAATATGAAATGAATAAGGAACTTCAGTCATGGCTTAAGGTTTATAAAGATGAGTCAGAGAAAGCAGCTAATGAACACTGTGATAGATTCTTTTTAAGCAGACCTAAAGGATATAGAGCTATAGCCCCGACAGGTAGCATCAGCATCCTCGCTGGCACCACCTCGGGGGTGGAACCAATCTATGCGGTGGCTTATAAAAGAAGATACTTACAAGAAGGTACCAAATGGAAGCACCAGTTTGCAGTAGACGGAGCTGCCCAAAACTTAATAGACCAGGGTATTAATCGTAATGATATCGAATCCGCTATTGATTTAGCGGGGGATCCAGAAAGGAGAATAAAATTTCAATATGAATTACAGAAGTATGTGGACCACGCTATTAGTTCTACTCTTAATCTACCTGCTTTTGGCACCGAACTAAACAATGAAGATACACTGGGTAAGTTCTCTAGTATAGTAGCAAAGTATGCTCACGGACTTAGAGGATTAACCTTATACCCAGAAGGAAGTAGAGGTGGTCAACCAATAACAGCATGTGATTATGAAGAGGCTCACTCAAAGAGAGGTGTTATCTATGAAGATAATAGTGACGAACAATGCATGACAGGGATATGCTCCATATAGAATGGGGAAGTGGATCAGCATTTAATCATGGAAGAATAAAAGGGGATGCACAATATAGAATAGAAAGATATAAAACAGATACAGGACTATGGTTTCTGTTGGCTACAAAAAAGAAAACCTATCTATGTTGTAGAGGCCCCTATTCTTCCCCCAAGGAAAGAGATACTGCTATCATACAGGAGGTTAACAAAAGAAATGTCAAAGGCTATCAAAAGTAAAAAGTTTTTAAAGATCTTAAGGGATAAGGGGGCAACTATTCGGAGATCAGGCAAAAACCATCATGTTGTTTACCTAAATAATAATGTTGTCACCTTAAGTATTCGTAACGAGTACCCTACTAATATAGTTAAACATGCTATAAAGAACTTACTATGAAAGACAAGAAACCAAAAGACTTATTAATAATCCCAGACTGCCATGCTTCACCGGAGTATGACAACAAAAGATTTGAATCTCTTGGTAATTTTATAATAGAACAGCAGCCGGATATAATAGTTTGCTTAGGAGACTTTGGAGATATGCCTAGCCTGTCTTCATACGACAAAGGAACCAAAGGTTTTGAGGGGAGGCGATATAAGAAGGATATCTTATCGGTCATAGATGCACAGGAAAAACTCTTTGCCCCTATCAAGCAGTTCAACACAGCAAAGAAAAGAAAGAAGGAGAAGCAATACAAGCCCAAGTTACATATGTGTCTTGGCAATCATGAGGATAGAATTGAACGCGCTGTTAATTCAGCGCCAGAACTAGAAGGAGCTATTGGCTTAAAGGACTTACAATATGAAACGTTTGGATGGAAGATAACATCATTCAAGAGTTGCTTATCTATAGAGAATATTATGTTCTCTCATTACTTTACTTCTGGGGTAGCCGGAAGGCCAATAAGCTCTACCCATGTAGGGTTTCACTTGGTTTCAAAGCTGCACTGCTCGGCGGTGCAAGGACATTCACACTTGTATAATCACGCAGAACAAACTAGACCAGACGGGCAGAAAATCTTCGGGTTATCTGCAGGGTGCTACTCTCATCCATATTATTCTGAGAGTTGGTGTAGAGATACAGAATATAACTGGTGGAGAGGAGTAGTTTCATTGAAAGGATTGGATGGGGATGGGTATTATGATGAGATACATTCAACAACTCAACGCAAACTTACTAAGGATTACTAATGAATGAATTAAAAGCGTGTCCATTCTGCTCAGGCAAAGCTATCGTAGGGTTGTTTCTAATAGGTTGCCCAGAATGTAAGATGACATTTATGTTTGACCCTCAAAAAAAGGGGGATATGGATGAAGCTATAAAAAAATGGAACGAAAGAGTTGGAGATAATTAAGGAAGCCATACTAGTATCACTCTGGTATGCTAGTTACATTTTAATTTCCGCAATCGTTGTGTACTTCATCCTTAACTAATCTTTGTTTTATTAATACGCCCCCATCTAGGGGGCGAATCTTTTTAATACAACCTTTAGGAAATGCATGAGTACCATACCAATCGCCACTCTCATCCTTAGTACTTGAAACCTTAATGACATCTTTGTCCTTGTATATAAGATACCCATATGTATAGAAAGTAGGTGGATTAACATCCTCAACCTTTTCCCAACCGGACGTTGCAAGTATATCAACCCACTCAACCTCTACTAGCTTTGGCTTCATTGAAAAGTTTATCCATCTTTCTAAGCGCGTCAGATATATCTCGCGCCTCTAATGATTTGTTTAACATCAGCGCCTGATACTGCTGTACTAACTCCATCCTTTTAGATGGTTGATCCCTAAGTGATGGATCAGTTATAAGCTTAATCAATCTACGTTGAATGTTCTCTACATCCTTCCAACTATAGTAAGCCTTAGCCATAGCATCGTGCCTACCAACAGTAGTTATATTGACACCCATCCAAGAAAGCAATGCCTGCGGTATAGTATACTTAGGCAACCCATCCTGACCAATATTCCCCTCTAGATAGTTATACGCCATCATTGTTTTAATCAGTGGGCCACCACCCTTAACTATATCACCTGACCTGTTTCTAGGCATTAGCATTGGTGGTACAAAGTAACTTGCCAGATAAGCTGTAATATCCTGGAATTTCTGGGAGGGTGGGTCGTACTCATTGTATATCTCGTGCCCTGTAAAAGGGTCAACATTTTGAGCAAGACCAAACCCAATTTCTGCAGGCCCACTAAGGATGCCCGTATCTTTCATTAACGCTTCGCCAACCCTAGCCTCTTCATCTTCTACAAACAAACCNCGAGTATTGTTATAGAAGTTTAACCAGAAACCCCACGGTGCAAAATAGTTGAATGGTATAGCTTGCCACTTACCGTTCTGATCCTTAGTAGGCATCACTAAAGTTCCTTTGTTCTCAGCCATATGGTTATGCAAGAACTTCTTCAAGTCATCTAGATCTTCTTCATCCAGATCATCATTCTCTGAGAGAACCCACTCCCTTACTATCCAAGGTAACGCCACATACTTAGCAAAGCTTAAAGGGTGGTTCTTAAAGTTACGCACCAACTGAGCAGTAGCCTTAGCATTAAAGGTTATAAACGGAGAGCCTAGAGGAAGGCTACGCAATGCTCTAATACCTACTGATACATTACTGTAATCAATCATAGCTTCGTTAGCAAGACGGGCCGCCTCCGCTTCACTCTTACCATGATTCTCCATGAGATCCATAATCTTAGCAGTCTTAAATAAAACCTCACTAGCCTGATAAGTTCTACCACCGATATCAATATAGTTATCAAAGAATATCTTGCCTCTAGCCATCATACCCCTGACAGAATTCTCTTTCGCTTCTACCTTGGCCATCTCCCTATCAACCCTAAGTAATTCTTCTGCTGCAAACGTAGTGGTTTCTAGGCCATACTTCTGGGCTATCTGATGATACTTACCATTATGGAATATATCCACTACCGCTCTTGAGACCAGGCCAGGAATCTTTAAGGCATTTGTGCCCGAAGTATCCATTAATATAAAGTTAGAACCAAGGTTTCTAAACTGGGTTGGGACGTTCAATGGTACATGGGAGTATTTAAATCCTGTCTGAGCGTACCTAAACATCTCCATGATCACGCTGTTACCACCAAGACCAGAGTTCCCCTGTAAATCATTCCATATATCCTTCATTACCCAAAGGCCCTGCATCTGACCATACCGCTCAGTCTTAGGAACTTGCCTATACTTGCTCATGTCAACGCCCTTAAAATCAGGCATAGCAGCGTCAGCTTTCAGCCTCATCTCTTTAGCTAATTGTCTAGACTGGTTAGCCTTAACGGGATTGAACTTTTCAACTAGGTCAGCTCGTGTGCTAATAGCATCAGCAAGCTCTGCAAAATAAGGAGCAGTCCCGGACATACCCCTAACATTTATTACTTGANCAGGAAGAACCCATCCATTGTTTCCTGGATCACTTACAATAAACTCAAGGTATTTCATCACAGCTACATCAGACCCGGCCATCATTATATAACGACTAGCTAGCAAAGCTGGATCATCTATCTTCCCTTCTATAACATCCTGTAAGAACCTCTCGTGCTTTCTTTGTTTAGTATAATTCAAAGGAGATGTCTTAAATCCCAACCCCATCCTATCAGAACCAGATAGTATATTCTTAAGGTAGATCCTGGGTAAGTATTTATTTTCCCATTCAGCGTACTGCTCCCTAGTAATCATACCCATCGAGACAAGCTCCTTACCTAGATCGGCTATCATCTTCTTAGCCTTAACAACCTCATCCCTCAAGCTTACTGTTCTAGTATTCCTTTGTGCCCCAGGCCTATCTCCTCTAAGGATAGTCCTTCTGGTTGCTACCTCTACCTGCTTATCAGGCAGCATTGATTGACTTGCCCCTCTAGTAGTGAAAAACTTTGTGATCATTTTCTTTTCAGCAGGGGTAGCTGAATCTAATATATCAAAAAGAATTCTACCGGTTGTAGCCCATTGGCCTATCTTCCCTTTAGTTAACATCCTCTGGGTTTCTAATTGGTCGTAGCCTTCTACTGTCATCAACGGCTCAACCAATCTCTGCAAGAATCTAACCACAGAGAATTGTCTAGCGTTTCCTATTACAGTCTTAGCTGTCTCCTCGCTAGCCACATCTGAAACTTTCTTATTAAACGTAAGCTGGCCAGAGAAGTCTTCGGTGATAACCTTCTTGTCTCTAAAGGGACTAATACCTGACTTGAACGACAACGAATCAACAGGCATAAACTGATTAGGATCAAACAATATATAACTAAGACTACCTTCATCCTCTACACCATTTATATATGCAATAGAATCATACCCGCTCTTCTCGAAAAGATATCTTAGATTAGACTGAAACTCTCTCTCAATCTTTGTTACCTTTTCCCATGCCAACAGACCATCATCTTTGACGCCCTGCTTCTTTATTTTATACAAAGTGCTCAATTCATTTATGGCCTGGATTAAAGTCCATGTAGGAGACGACTCATTACCGTACTCGCCCCTTTCATCGATAAGCCACTTCCAGCTCCATCTACGCCAACTAGACATGCTATCCCATAATCCACCTATTTCCCCTGCAATATAGAAAGGATTCTCTACCTTAATATACCCCGCCTTTATAACAGAACCCTTTTTAAACGTTGTCTCAACAGCTAATGTTTCTTCACCATAATTTGCTTGCACCAGCGGGGTATTCCATTTTAAAATAACTTCAGCTAGGTCATGATCTGTTAGTTTACTTTCCCATCCTGGTTGAAAGGCCTCGACTTCTACGGGAGCAATACCCAGCCCCTCTAGTATTCCCCTAGCAACACCCGGCTCCTCAAAGTGCGTTCGTCTTGCTATATTAATAGCAGCTAAAGGGGTTCCTACATGAAGCCCAAGCTCCCCTCTTTCTATTAATGGATGACTCCAGCTATCCCTTGTAGCGTGGTACTGAACTTCTTTCTGATCAGAATACCTTAAGAACTTTTTACGAGTAATATTCCTCAAGCGTCTTATAGCCTTGGGATCCCCGTGCCTAGCTAAGGCTAGTGTTGGAGCATGTGCAATAGCATACCCTATCAATGAGCGAACATCACTAATAGTTACATTAGAGGCCTCACTTTGATAGTCGCCACCAAAATTATTCACCACCTTGGTAAAGAACTTATTAAAGGCTTCTTTAATTTTATTTATAAACGACTTACTTTTCCTGGCATTATTTGGGTAGACTTTATATGGGTCTCCATCTATAACATGGGCTAATACTTCTTCCCAAAATCTTTTTCTTTCTTTAAATTCTTCTAGGTGTCCGCCGATAAGCCACTCTTTACCTTGAGTTCTAAATAATTCTCCGGTTTTAGTTTCCCCCTCTTCCAACTCAAACGGTTTAGTAAATTGTATATTAAGTTTTTGATCATCTTCAAATTTATAGAGTGGCCTTCCAGTAGAATCTCTCCACATCTCATCTGGATAATTAGCCATCACCCTTTTAACCGCGGCTCTTACCGCTTCATTACCCTCAAGGTTAAGCTTATACACTTCATCTAAAATCTGCGCCCATTCCCTACCGGTAAACAAATCTCTGCCAACATGAACTCCTATCTCATGCAGGATCAACCCCCTTAGACCTGTTCTTGGGACCCTATCTCTTATATTCTTAGCTACAAAAAATACTTGCCCTCTATCTGGAGTTACAAAAGCTACATCTTCCTCTGCAACATGCCAATCTGTCTCTGCACTGGTATCTATAATATTGATGAAGCCTACCCTCTCCATATGTCGAACAGCTCTGCCCCCAAATATATCCCTAAGCTCCCTCATTATAGATTTTCTAGCATCACCAACAGTTCTTATTCTTCCCGGCGTATCCCAATCAACATACTTAACCCTAGTGGATTTAAACCCCTCGTCATTTTCTGTTGTTATAAAATCACCGGCATCTCCCACAGCGTCTTCTTCTGTAGTTGTTTGGGCTACATGCCATGACATTATTGATTGAGCTACCTCTGACTTGGTAGCTTTAGTGTTGTATTCAAATTCTGGAAATGCTTTTTTGATGTTAGCAGCTAGNTGCTTTACTTGATCGGCTGAATAGCCTTTACGGTCGGGGGATCTAGATAAATTAGCAGCTAATGTAGCAGAGTCTTCTATTATAACGACCATTGGATTTAGCAAATCCTCTATAGCCTGACCCTTTTTATCTAGTGAATCTTGTGCTTCCTCTCTTGCTTGTTTTGCTATCTCTTCGTGTATAGCTCTATCAATATCTTCCATAAGGAAGAGATCATCAGTATCTGCTTCTGTATCAACC